AAGCTGAGTCCTGTTCATTTTATGACGATGAAAGATGTATTCGCATTCTGCAATGTTAGTGGCGTTAGGGTCCGGGAAGAAATCCCAGATGCTTACGAATTCAATACGAGGAACACGTACAACAAGAGGATTATAAGCACGGTTTCCTGAGTCATCCTCTTCCCAACGATTGAGGGTCTTTGAAAAGTTAAAAGGGCCTTTAATAATTCCTGTTCCAAACAACGCAGACTCGAAAAGAGAGTTCCTGATTTCACTCGAACCATTAGATTCTTCAATTTGATCATGTATTAGCTTTTCCATTCGTCTTGCAGCAGCTTGTGCTGGTTTAATTGTAATGATTCCGGGTCCTGATTTAGCGCCTTCAACAGTTATACCCTTATCTACTGCTGCTTGTGCTGGATAAACAGCTTCTTGCTTACCTGTACCGAGGGTTGAGCCGGGTTTTAGGTCCTTTCCATCACCTTTAAAGCCTACATCAAAAGGATTCTGTTTCTCTTCTTTTCTTTTTTCTGTTGATTGTGAGGTTTCAATGCCCGGAAGAGGGTTCTGTGTATCAAGGTGAGCATATTCTTCGCTGCCTTCAGGCATTTTAGTCTCGCTAATGCCAATAGGAAATTTATTTCCACCAAAAATAACATCAACTAACTGGCCAAAAGCAGCCAAAACCTTTGTCTTAGTGACTTTAACAAATACACGGGACTTCTCAGACTCCCTGAACTTAACATTCTGGCCATATAGACCACGATAGTTATGATAAGCAATAATCCAACGGTCTTCGTCGGCCTTACGAGCAGTTTCAGCCAGCTCAAAACGATTCTTGAGAAGCCCCACAAGATTATTACGCAGGCTTTCTTCCAAGGTCAGTATAAGACCCTGTTCATCATCTACCTTTTGAAAGTAGAGTTCGTTAGCTGTTAGTGTGTTTTCTTCCATAATTAGTATCCGAAAGTTACATCAGAGGGTTCGTAGAATCTTTCTCTTTTAATCTCGCGCATTCTACCGAACACATCGTTAATACGAGGCCTAGACATTATTAAGTATCTTAAAGCATCGTAAGCGTGGTCAGGAGCGTGTGTATCTACATCTTCTGGCCTTGTTTTATCCAGAGGAATACTTTGAAGTTCGCGTATCAGGCTAGGGCATGTATTAAATATCTGTAATCGTGGCCTACCGCTTTGCTGTATCTTCAAGTATTCATGGATTTGAATCTTTCCTTGAATCCTGTTCTTGTCAGCCCTTCTTAGCTTGTGTCCTTGACGTACTAAGGTTTCACCTACTGTAGGGCCTGTTGTTCCTGTCTGTGACCATGCGGCTGTGTCTAACACACCTGAGACAGTGAAAGGGTCTTCTAGTTCCATTGCTGTTACTAAATGACCTAGATCTTCACCTGTCAAGCCTTTTTTATATAATTCTCGATAAACAATCAGTGTGCCATCGCTAGGATCTATTGTAGCCCATATACAGGCTGATTCACTTGCGTATCCATAGTCGATGCCTTTCAATCTTTCCCAGTGTATAGGGATTTCAAAAGGCGATATAATGTGATGATCTAAACTAAACTCTGTAAAAGCTGCGCCTTCGTTAACATCCCAGTTACCTTCTAAAAGCTGTCGCCTCTGTGTAGGAGGTAACGCCTTAAGCATTCTTTCGTAACGTCCGTCAGAAGCCAGATAAGGGTTATCTTCTAAACGAGCTGGTATAAACTTACGACTTAAACCATCCTGACCCATAAAGCTTGTGTTAGGTACTTCAGCATCTATGTAACGCTTCTTAACCCAGTGTGCTCCTACGCCACCGGGGTTAGCCGTACAACGCATGTAAGGCACAATCTCTGGATCTGTTGTTCTTAAACGTGAAGCTAAGTAGTTCCATGAAAACTCTGTAGGTAGATGAGTAATCTCATCAAAGCCTATCCAACTATAAGCTTGTCCTTGGTAGCGGTAAACATCTGCATCCCTTTCAAGGAAACCAAACTCTACTTTAGCACCGCTAGGGAAGTTCCAAAGCTTCTCAACTTCTCTATATTTACAACCCGGAAAAGCCTTAGGGTATAACTCTCTTGACTTATCTATTAGTTCTCTTAATTCAGGCATTGAACGTCTAATTATCAAAGCCCTATGAGCCGCCCTGTGAGCGTATCTGAGAGGGTCTACGAGCATAGCATAGCTCTTACCACCCCCAGCTGCTCCGCCGTACAGAACGTCTGTCTCGCCCGCTGCTAGGAAGTCTTCCTGTGGGCCTTCGTTAGCCTTAAAGATAACATTAGCAGCAGCTTTAGATTTCAAAGACGGTGTAAGGTCTTCGATGTCTTCGGCAATAACAACCTTACCTGTTTTAGACTTAAAATCTTTTGGTTCGTCTAACTTTTTAAAAACTTGTTCTTTAACCTTTAAGGTTTTCTTAGCTTTTTCTAATTTATTAGTAAGAGCATCTACAGTCTTCTTACGTTCTCTAACAGTCTTACGAGCACTCATCTGAGCTTTAACTTCAGAATGATAGTTGTAAGGCTTTTTAGCGTTAGACAGGCCTAGCTTGTCCATGTAGTTCTTTATGGTCTGATATGTAATAGATACATCTGGACCTAATTTACTTTTAATGTGAGTAACACCATCCCTTAACGAGGCTATTTTCTCGGTAGAAAGCATTTCTATGGTTTCTTCTAAAGCTTCAAGATGCCCCGGTATGGCTTCAAGGATGTCAAGCTCTTTGTTTAACACATAACCAAAAGGAAGCTTTCCTCTAGTTTTTGGTCTAGTTCTAGGAAAGCTCATTATAAGTAGCATCCTCTACTTCTACAGTAGTCTTGGCAGGCAGGATAAATAACATGCCTTGACTGTTATCCACAGTATGATTAACATCAATCCTATCTGCTTTCCCTAATCCTATACGATCTAGGATAGTCTGAGCAGCCTGTATCTTAACATTAGACTGTGGTATAGCAACATCAGAGTTCATAACTTCAATTAGCTTAAATGCAGCTTGGGGTGCAGACTGGGCGAGGACTTCAGAGGCTAACTCTATCATCTCTTGTTTAAGTGTTTTTATGACTTGAGGATAGGTTCCTTCGGAGTAACCTGCCAGTTCCGCTGCTTTTTTCGGATCACCTCCAGTTTTTAAAAGGTTAGCTAGAAAACTTAGCTGCTTCTCTGTGTATTCACGATCTTTATGTGAATTCGGTAAATATTTAGATATATGTTGGTTCATGTTTTATAGTATAGTGTTGAGTTGAGGGTTTGTCAAGCTTTTTATTTTTTATTTTTTTAAGAAAAAGCTTGACAGATCTCCATTCTAACATTATAATGAACTAACAAGTCTTTTATAGATATCTTTTTAATTATTCATTAACATTACTTTAAAAGCTTTTAAAGGTGAGCGCAGGTACTCCCCAAACTTGACAAGTTTAAAAAGCTTTAAAATGTATAACCACGTATTACACCCCACCCCGTACCCCTTGGCCTCCTGCCCACCCCCTGCACCTTCGCAAGCTTGTCAGGTGTCGCACCTTTTAAAGCTTGTTAGCGACCACCCCTTTACAAGCTTGTCAGGTGTCGCACCTTTTAAAGCTTGTCAGGCGTGAGCGCACCTTTTAAAGATTGTTAGCTTCTGCACCTTCACAAGCTTGTTAGATTGTCGCCTGTCTTTTGATAGTTTTGAAAGCTTTGAAAGATGTAGCACTTGCTACACTTTTAAAACTTCTCAAACTTCTAAACCCCTCGCAATATTCCCTTATATTACAAATACCTAATAAACTGTATAAATATCCACCACTTGTTTTTATCAGCTAACAATATTTTAAAGCTGCGCCCCCTTTCCAGACTTCATTAAAAGCTTTCACAGGGTCCTGTCAAAAGTAGGTGCCTTGATTCACCTATTGTTTAACGTTCCCCCTATGACCTTTTAAATGCCTCCCTGTTGATGTCGCACCTATTGTAAATCTGTTAGAAAACCCCCTAAAGTACTGTACAAGCATACAGGTATTTTCAAAAGGTTATAAAGACTACAAGTGAT